AATACACAATTAAAGGAGGCACAAGAAAAAGATGTTGAAGAACAACCAGAACTTAGAGAACCTCAATCTGATGAAGCTGTCGGCGGAGGAATTGAGCCAGGCGTTCGTGCTGATACTAGACGAGAAGCAGGAGTTAGAGATACCGCCCAGCCTGAAACACCTGACGGATCAGGAGTGGGACTTACTGGCTCTGATGCTGTCGGGGATAGAGATGCAGAAAGAGGAGTCGACACTACAGTAAAAACTCAAAAAGAAATAACTGATTTAGAAACGGAGCTTACTAGACTAGAAAAAGATAAGAAAAACATTGTCACAGAATTAAACAAACAAAAAAGTGTGGGAGCTAAGACTCCTGTATCAAAGAAAGTCCAAACAGAAATAAATAGTCTTAGGCAACAAATAAACAAAGATAAAAAAGCGTTAGACGATCCTGCAGCTATAAAAGAAATAGCCACCTTTGAAAATATAAAAAAGAAAAAAGCAAAAGAAAATATACAAAATAGGATAGAAGAAAATCAGATTAAGTTATTTAATTTAGAAGCACAGAAAAAACCAAAAGCTGAACCAAAGGTAGATCTTAAACCAGAAATAAATAAAACCAGAGATTTATTAAAAAAACAAAAAATGGTTTTGGCAGACCCAAACGGAATCGACCGCATAGCTAAAAAAGGTGAAGATAAAGTTAAAGTAAAAGACGCTTTAATTAAGGCCATAGAGAGAAACGAAACTAAACTATCAGATTTAGAAGCACAACAAAAACCTGCAAAAGAAATAAAGGTAGAACCAGAAAAAGTAAAAGAGCTTCAAAGATCAGCGGATATGTATGAGTATCAAATAGGCGTAGTTAAAAAACAATTAGAAGATAAAAAAGCGTCAATAAAACCGTTAGGCGCAACGCCAACAGCAGATGCTGATGTAACACCTACAAAAATAGAAGATGCACCCGACACAATACAGAGTGTTACACCTGATGAAGCTGGTATAACGCCAGAAGAAATGGCGTCGTTTAATAAGTTTGTAAAACAAGAAGAAGAAAAGGCTGAGGCTGGACAGTCTAAATTTGAAAAAGCTACGACTAAAGCCAAAGCAGAAATAAGTCAGGACATACTAAAACAAAAGTCTTTTAATAACGCTAAAGATTTATCTGAAAGTGACATAACTAATCTTACGGACAAAAGCCAAGCAGGTTTATTAAAAATAATGACCTTACGTCAGATAGATGAAAGTCTGCCAAAAGTGCTTGTAGGAGCCGCTAAAAAAGCAGTTCAATTACCGTTCATTAAAAAAGCTATACGTGTAGCAGTAGAAAAAATACCTGCGTATAGAAACAAATTAATGCGTGAAGCACAGCCTGTTGTTGAGCTAATACAAGGTATTATCGCAGACTCTAAATTAGGACAAAGCGAAGCTGAAAACTTACAAGTGGTTATGAAAGAAGCCACCATAGCTCAAGTAGACCCGTCAACAAAAGAAGGTAGGATAGTAGATCCAGACTTAGCAAAAGCCTTTGACTCCTTATCTCCTAAGTCTAAACAAGCATATAGAGCCATACGCAACTATTACAAAAAACAAATGGAGGGAGTTGTTTCTGATATTAAAAAAGGAGCAAGAGAGGTTTTACATCCAGAATTAGATGCGGCAGCCATAGCAAACATAGACGCCTTAGTAGATGAACAATTTGGTAAAGCGTTAAAAATACGCCCATATTTTCCTCTAAGACGTTTTGGTAATTTTTGGTTTCAGGTAGGAGAGGATTCAGACCCTGACAAAGAATTTTATACTTTTGAAAGTATAAACGAGCGTAATAAGTTTATAAATATTCGTAGAAGAGAACTCGCTGAACAAGGTATAGAAAAAAGAATAAATTCTGGTACAGAGTTCATTAAAAATATGGGGCAAAAACTTAACAATCCTGGGTTTGAACTAATAAGACAAATTGAAAGCAGAATAGACTCAATAACAGACGAAGAGTCTATAAAAAACAAAGCCATGTTTGCCAAAGAACTTAAAGAAAATCTACAACAGTTATCTTATTTAATGATGCCAGAAGGTAATTTTAGAAAGATGTTCATAAACAGAAAAGGTGTTAAAGGTGCTAGTAGTGACTTACTAAGAGTATTTAGTACCTCGGCTGTAAACCTTGCGTATCAAAGAACTAGAGTTAGGTATTCTCAAGAGTTTAATGAAAACATGGTCGACGGTATAAAAGCAGTGTCGGCATTACCTGCTGGAGAGCAAAAAGATTTTTATGAGAAAGTTACAGCAGAAATAAATAGGCCTGAAAGAAGAAGTCAAATATTAGGTTTAGAGCCTACTACCACAGGACAGGCAATTGCAAACATGATGACTAATTTAGGGTTCTTCACTTTCTTGTCATCTCCTTCCTCGGCGGCACTAAACGTATTTGGTATGACAGCGATAGGCATACCTATAGCCTCGTCTAAATACGGATACGCAAAAATTACTGGGGCCTTAACAAAGTATATAAGCTACTATTCAGCTACACCCATAAAACAAGTGCCAGCAAGAGATGAAAACGGCAGACCCGCTGTTAGATCCATAGTTCCAGATTTAGGGAAAAGCCCTGATCTAACACCCATACAAAGAAGAGCTTATGAAACGCTTGTAGAGGATAACGTAATAGACACTTCCTATACTTATGACATGGCAGGTATGACTGAGAGACCCGTTCCTCTAGACGAGTCTAATACACAAAAGTTTATGCGGTATACGTCGGCTTTATTTCATCATTCAGAAAGAATGAATCGCTCTGCTCTAGGTCTAGCTATATTTGATGCTGCCTACGAAAAAACAGGTAACTTTGATTTTGCTATAAGAGAAGCTAAAAATTTAACTTTTAGAGCCTTAGGTGATTTTACGAGGGCTACAAAAGCACCTATATTTTCTAGTCCGATTGGTAAAGTAGCGTTTCAATTTAAATCATATCCGTTACAGATGACATACATTATGTTGCGTGATTTTAAAGTTATGACAGGTATTACAAACGACATAACTCCTCAAGCCTTAGAATCACAACTACGAGAAGATGGAGCAACGGAAGAGGAGATAGCTCAAGCGGTAACTAAGTATAAAAAAGAAATACGACAGTTTAAAAAAGAAGCGGCTAAAAACTTTTTTGGCGTTATGGGGTTGACCACTGTGCTAGGGGGTTTAGCTGCGGGGTTCCCTTTATACTCGGCTATGGCTGCTCTAATAGAAACTATGTCTCAGATAGACGATGAAGACGAGCCGTACGAACCTATATACGATTTTGATACTTGGTTCTACAATTGGATGACTACAGAAATGGGGTTAAACAATAGGGTAGCGGCCGCAGTTATTAGAGGAGTCCCCGCAGAGTATGCAGGTTTAGGACTTTCAGATAGGGTGAGTTTAGATATTTTAAAACTTTGGTTTAGAGACGGTTTAGACAGAGGAGACGATGAAGCTTATTTGTATTCTCTAATTATAAGTAATTTGGGACCAGCCGTAAGTATACTAGCAAATACGGCTAAAGCCTCTAACTTTATAAGAGATGGAGAATGGTACAGGGCTGTAGAGGTTATTATGCCCGCTATAATTAAAAGCCCAATGATGTCTGCAAGATATGCGGAAGAGGGTGCAAAAACAAGATCTGGGGAATACTATATAAAACCCGGAGAGATAACCGACTTAGATTTATTTATAAGAGCTATAGGTTTTGCGCCAGAAAAAGTACTGCGTGAGCAAAAAGCTTTAATTAAGAAAAAAGGTTTGATGTCAAAGGTAGATCAAGAGAAAGCCAGCATACATAGAGCTATAGTAAACGCTATGGTAAATGGGGATTTAGCAGAGATACAAAGAGTTTTTAAAAAAGCTGATAGATTTAATAAAAAATATCCTGGGATAAGACCTATATCACCCCTTTCAGTCCAAGAATCAATGGCCTCTAAAACTAAAAATTTACTTGAAAAAGATTTGTTAGATGGCTTAGGCAAAAATTATTATTTTCAATTTAAAGACGATATAAAGGTCATAGGTGAAGAAGATTATAAAAAAGGTGGTTTAGTTAAGAGATTCCAAAAAGGAGGTGTGTCAAAAATAGATCGAGATAAACTAATAGAACTTATGAAAGAGGGTAGTTACGATCCTACTATAGCTAACCCTAATTTGGAGTTCAAGTATGACCCTAAAGATAGCTCTCTTGGTTACGTTAAAAAAGATAACTTAGTTAAGCGCTCAACACTTAAAGCGTATAAAGATGCCATACGAGATAAATTAACAAAAGATGGACAGATAGTTAATAGATTGCCGTTAAAAAGAGCACAAGATATGTATTTAACAGATAGATTTTTAGATCAAGATAGAGAAGGACAAAAATTAACTTTACAACATGAGCTAGAGCATATAAGTGGCCAAAAAGCTAAACCCTACTTTACTCAAATAACAGAAAAAGAAAAAGATCTTCCAGCAGACGAATTTAGAAAACGAATTATTAAAAAGGCACAAGGGGCTAGCGCTCCAAGATTTTATGCTGCTATGAATACCTATGAAAATGTTTTTGGTGTACCGGAAGATGATGCGGCTAGTAAGTTGAACAGACTGGGGCAACACGCTCTTGAGAAAAATAACGTTTTCTTTAAAACAAAGTTAAGAAAGCTTGAAGAAGCAGACCCTCTGTTTGCTAAATTAAGGCAAGAGGCGAGAGACAAGACTTACAAAATAGATACCGGGAGGAAAGATCCATATATATCTGAATCTCGAGAGCGTGTAGGTGAAGGAGTTTTAAATAAATATATAGCAGAAAAATACGACGTCCCTATTAATTCAATGGGGTATATTGGTCGTCTAGATACCAAGACGATGGGTTCTTCTTTTGAGGAGGCAGTGTCTGATTTATCTTCTATTGAAATTGTAAAAAATATAGACCTAACAACAGACCCTATTTTAAGAGAACTTATATTTAATAGTGATCCTGAGTTAATTCAAGTATATAAAGCAGTAACTGGTTTAAGAACTGATAGGCTAGATCCCAGAGATTTACCTCCATTTACCGCACAAAATATAAAAGGTTCAGAGGAAGAGGAAATACGTATGCAGGTTAGAAGAGAAATAAGAGAAGATATGAAGAAAAAGAAATGAATAAATACCCTATAGTATCTGGTATGAAAGAAAAAACTAGGCCACCTTTGGTTCTAGTTACTTGGCGTGATGCAGAACATGAATTTGGGTGGAAAGACGGCAATACAAATATAGAGCCTATAGATCTTCCGCTAGTTTATAGCATTGGTTGGTTTATATATTCTAACGAACACGGTGTCAAAATATGTCAAACCTGGACGGTGGATAATCATGCACAGACACTTGTAATTCCAAAGAATATGATTGAGGAGGTAGAAGAGATATGGCCCGAAAAAGAGATAACAAAGACGCCTATAAAAAGTACGGCAAAGCCCACTATGAAAAGAACAAAAAAGCCTACGTCGAGAAAGCCAAGAAGCACAAAGCGATAGAAAAACAAAAGTGGGTAGCGTTCAAAGCTACCTTGTCATGTACTCAGTGTGGAGAAGACCACCCTGCAGCCTTAGATTTTCACCATATAAAGAGAAGTAAAGACAACATAAAAGTTCACGTCTTAGTGAAAGACGGTCGGTTCAAGAGAGCCTATGAAGAGATAAAAAAATGTCTAGTGCTGTGCGCTAATTGTCACAGAAAACTTCATTATGAAGAATACAAAAAAAACCCCCGCACTAGGCGGGGGCAAACTAAGGAAACATGTCAAGATGATTATATCACTCGATCCTCCAAAAGCGCAAGCCCCTCAGCTTGTCTTCTATTACAGACCTACAAACAACCTTGTACCTAAACTTTTTAGCCTCCTCCTTAACGAGAGGCGCCGCACCTTTAGTGTCGGTGCAGGGTAAAAAGAAAGACCACCCTACCTTCAGGGTATTCCAATTAATTTTGTACTGAACTCCCTGTATTTTCATCTTGTAATACGCTTATATATTCCTCTGTGTCTATAAATCCGGCTATAGAGCAGTCAAACTCATAACAATCAACTGCGGGTGATGCTGTCTGTAGCCCCTTATCTATTCTTTTCTTAACTGTTTTTAGGTATATACCATCATTCTTCAGTGAAGCTAAAACGTCTCTCAAGGTTATCTGATTATCAGCACAGTATTTCTTGAAAGGTTTTGTTGCTACGTACATCTTCTGAGTGTCAGGCTCTATACGAACAGATAACTTTGAGCTACGTGGCTCTAGTGTCGGCATTTGCTCACTAACTGTTCTTCTGTCTAGCTCGTTGTTCACAACTAAAATACTCGTACGGTTTTCGTTTATAAACTCTGCTATTGTAGCTGCGTGGTCGGCCGAGGGAGCTTGTATCTCCTGCCTCATGGAATCCACCTCTTTTAACACCCACCTGTTAACTTTTCCAATATCTATCTCTTTAGGTAGTAGGCTTAGTTGTTTTGCTATTCTTGCGCCACCGATATTACACGCAATAATTGCAGACCAAAACCTTTCTCGACTTGTAAACTTACCTTTTTCATCTATGTGTGCTTGCAGTTCTTTTATGTGTTCCACAACTGCATCTCTGTTTTTCACAATATACTGCATGTATATAGGCCCCGCTAAACCGTAGTTTTCTGATAAGGCGTCATCAAACATAGCTTGAGCGAAATCTTTTGGTATTTTACTTTCTGGTGGTACATCAAACTCTAAAAACCTCATCAGCTCACCATCAGGTGTTTTCTTAGCAGCACGCAATTTATCTACCATGGAAGAGTTAGAAGTTGTAATAACTATGGTCGCCCATTTTGTAAAGTTAGCCCGCTCTTCGTTGGCAGATGCCTTCATCCTACCTGCACCTCTACCTTGTGTTATAGAGAATATCAAATCAGAGAACTGCTCTCCCGGCATATTAGTTACTTCATCCATTGCCACTGATATATTATTAAGTACACCCATTCTATGTATCTTCGCAGCTAAGGTATCTTTAGGGATCATTAACAACTCGTTAGGGTCTCCCCACACGCTCATAGCCATACGTAAAGCTGTTGTCTTTCCTGTGCCTGACGTATTGTTAATTAAGTTCACGATACCGCCTTTATAATTTAAAAACTTCAAAAGTGGTGCGCCGAATCCTGTGAAAAAACCAAAAGCTTGTGCGTGCATCTCACGCTCTCCATAAACAGCCGCAATTTTTTTCCACTCTTCTATACTACCCTTTGAATCTAAATGACCTACTAGCTCTTTTACTCTTGACGAGGGAGGACTAAACATTATAGTCTCACCGTTCAATTCTTGTTTACCTAAAATAAATTTAGTGTCGTTGTCTGCCCAACCAAATTGTGATCTCATAATTTCCGCTTTCTTCATCATTTGTAAATGTTTAAAAGACCTGATTATATAGTTTATAATCTCGCCCATCTGTTTTTTACCGCCGATTATACCGCTGTGCGCTAACTTCTTTTTTGCTTCTTCAGTTGACAGCACGTCTTTGGCAGATATAACCAAACCTTTTTCTCCGTCCAAGGGGAGTGTGTGCTTTATAACTGCGACTTCTCCATCGACTGGGTCTATCATTCTTTTATCTAGGTACAACCTGTGCTCGTACACTAATGTCGGTTCTTCTTCCTCTACCTGTGCATATATACCACCGTTTTTTGCGAACATATAAGGCCAAGGTAATTCTGGTAAAGGCTCCTCCTCTTCAGGGCTATCACTTTCATACTCTGCTATAACCTTGTCACCCAGTTGTATTGGGGAAGTTATCTTACCTTTATGTGGGCAACCCTCACAGCCCTTTGGGTTGAATTTTTCAAACGTCTCGCATTTGTATGGTTTGTCTATTGTTGTGTTTGCCGCAGTCACTGTATCGGTAAAACTATATTTAGAGGACTCTTTAGACATCTCATGTATTGCCTCTTCACCGTCGGCGCAGTTTCTAGCTACGGAAAGTCCTGCTCTCCACAAATTGTAGTCAATACCTTCTTGGTTTTCTCTTATAAATTTTATTTGGTTGCAGGTAGTTATGTTACTAAAAACACTTTGCTTGTCTCCTGCAAGAGCCATTGTTAACGGATCAGCTTTTTGTCTATCAGGTGATGTTTGTACCTCACCTACAATGCCCTTAAAAGCAAAAAAGCTTATTGGTTTTTGATAGCCTGTTATAAGGCTACATTTTTTTGGTGGTTCAGTTTTATAGTTATATGAATCTGGTAATCGTAGTATCCTACCTTCGTCTTCTGTTACTGCAGGGTCGGCATAGAATTTGTGCCGAGTACACAGCGCTTTTAAAGACTTAGCTACCGGTTTCCAATCTTTAGGATGTATAGTATTTTCAAGAACCCAGTAAGCGTGTATTCCATTACCTGAGTTAACTACTGTTGGTTTTGGTAGTCCTACTGTGTCGCAGAACTGTCGTAGAGCCGCAGCCCCCTCTCCCTGATCTTTATAGTCTTTGAGGGGTCCGCAGTCTACATCAAGATAAAAAACTTTACAGTACTCGGCGGTGGCTTGAGAGCGTCTTTCTGTGTTGTATCTGCTACAACCAAAATAAATGTTACGCTTTTCAGATTTCCACTTCTCTATGAGTTGGTAGGCTTCTTCAAAAGTCTTTACACATTTCTGCGTAGTGTCTCTTTCTCCTTTGAAGCCACCTACCCATAGCCACCCTTTCTCTCCTAAAACATACTCTAGGAAACCCATTAGTCGTCTGTCTCTGTCCAAGCACTCATTACAGACTCTAAGTCTTTGGATTCAGTTTTCGGAGTACCGTCTGAGTTATGCGTAGCCTTCTTTACTGCTTTTTTCTTAGGCTCCGGAGGCTCGGAGGGTTCCTCAAGTTTTAGCGGTGCGACATCTTTTTTCACGCCTATAGATAAAGTTATGGCTTGGTTTGCTAGAGGGGTTTTACCCTTCTCTGTCGCCTTCATCCACTCATCTCTTTCTAAGAAGCGCACAGGTTTAAATACAAGCTTAGGTGTGTCTGAGTCGCTGTCAAACTTCATCTCAGTCACTAGAGTGCTGATACTTTTACCCTGCGTATTTAGGTACTTCGCATACTGCTGAAACGGCATTTTGTTTAAATCTTTTGAAGTGCCGAATATAGACGTAGCAGGTAACGTAAGCTGATAGATATCTCCATCTATGTCATCCGCTAACACAACAGCAAGACGTTGTTGGAATCTGCAAGCTCTACTATTACCCATGCCAGAACCTTGAACGTTTTGTGGGCAAGTTGCACAGTTGGTGCTTTGTGGGTTTTCTACTGCCTCATCTGGTTTAGAAGAATCACTAGACCAACAATCAGGTGCAATGCTTTCTCCTGCAACATAAGGACCGGAGTAGTATTGCCTATGTAGTTTCGGCGCACCGTTTGTAACTACAATATTCATCGAACGATTCTCGTTCTTAGCAACTTCTTCTCCACCTACCATCAAACGAAAGACGGAACCACGGATAGATATTCTCTTTAATCCACCACCAGAACCACCTCCAAGGTTTTTTGTAAGGTCATCATCTTGCACCTCTTTTAAATAGTCTGGTGCCGACTGTGTGAGTGAAAACTCGCTCATTTAATTCTCCTATTTTCTACGAACTGTAACGGAATATTTACTGTCAACGTTTAACCCTTCTGGTAATACTTCAGGGTTCTCTTCTAAAAACAACTTCATATTGGACTGGTGTATTCTCCTTTCTAATAAATCGAACGCATCATGGTTCTGAATAAAGTTATACATAGCCTCCCAATTATCTGTCCAATATCGGGCTTTGATGGTTTGGTAGGCTGTGCCGTGTGGGGTTTTAATACTTGTTGCGCCTGTCTGCTTTAAGATGTTTTGTAGCTGTTGGTTAATAACATCTAACTCTTCATCTAGCTTGGCGATTTTTTTATCCGCTTCTCTGCGAATCTTGTCTTTAGTGTCTCTTATTTTTAAGAGAACTTTTACTAACTCTTGTGCGTTAAAGTCTGACATGGTTTACTTCCTTTCGTCTCAAATTGTACTTCTTCGTTATACAGCATTCGACACACTTATATTAACAAAGTTCAAAAAATCAATCAAGAAATTTCAACTTCTTTTTTGTAAAGGTCGACTAATTTAGTATGGTTTTTTAATTTATTTTGTAGCATGTCGTACAACCTTTTTTCTACTGGGCTACCTCCTACGTGCACAACTGTCATAGGATTATTTTGTCCGGGCCTGTCTATTCTTGCGTTAGCTTGTAAGTATGTTTCTAGGGATGTGACAGGTGCGTACCATATGATTGTGTCTGCGGCAGTTAGGGTTACCCCGTGCGACGCCGCCTGTGGTTGAATAATTAAAACATTCGGGTGTTTAGTTTCTTGAAACGATTTAAATATTTGTGCCCTCTTGTTTACGGGGACTGAGCCATCTATTATTTCGCTAGTTATTTTGTGTTTGTCTAGGTATTCGCTAAGTAGTTGTATAGTGTGTCTAAACGGCACAAATATCAGAACTTTGTTACTAGCTTCCTCTATAACTTCACGCACAACGTTTAGTCGATTAGATACATCAAACTCTATTGTCTCTTTGTTGTCGGTGTAGACTGCACCACCCGATATTTGTAGTAGTTTATTTAAATTAACAGCCGCATTTACAGCACTTATTTCTTCTCCGGCGGCAGTCATGTACATATCTTGCTTTAACATTTTGTAGTATTTATCTTGCTGTGGGGTCATAGGTGCTTCTCTACTAACGTGTGTGACGGGAGGTAGATCCAGGCACTCTGCTTTTGTAAATCTTACTGCAGGTTGTAACATATTAAACACCGTGGATTCTGCATCATCTCTTGGCATCCATCTAAACCTACCTACGTTATACATAACCATGTCTCTAAACCTACCAAAAAATCTAGGGCACCTGTCAGGCACACATAGTTTACCTAGGCCAAAGGCATCAACTGGAGATTGCGCCGCAGGAGTTCCTGTCATTAACCACAACCATGTGTCTTCCCCTATTAGTCTCTGCATAGACTTCCACCGTTTTGTAGTCACAGATTTGTAGGCGTTTGCCTCGTCAATAATAATTAAGTCAAACCCTGCTTTCTTGATGTCTTCTTCTACAATCTCTATACCATCGTAATTAATAATTACATATTCGGCGTCTGAGTTAATTATATCTTTACGCTTTTCCCGTGTACCGTATGCTATGTTAACTGTTCTGTGTAGCGCAAACTTAAATAAATCTGCTTGCCACGCAGAGTGCATAATAGACAACGGACATACAACTAACACCCTTTTAATTTTACCAAGCTTCATTAAATAATCTGACGCCCATATAGAAGAAGCTGTTTTACCTGTGCCCTGTTCGTTAAAACAAAAACCACGTTTCGTTATAGATAAGAAAGACGCTGTTATTTTCTGGTGTTGCATGGGTTTAAAAGCGCCCGCCCATTCGTAGTCTCTTTCCATGGGAGAAGGTACGTTTTTAAATTTAAGTTCTTTTAAAGCTTTTGCTTCCTCAAACCCCCAGTTAACCAATACTTTAGTGAACTCGCTGTCTTTCCTAATAACTTTACTTTTTGCAATGGCGTTAACTATGCGGTCAGGGTATTTGGTGTTTACCAATAAAGCTTTGTTATCTACTACTTGCATTATGCTTTTTTCACTGATCTATCAGAGTTACGTTTAAAAGATCTGTTCGTACTAGCTTTAACAACTCTAAGGTTTTTCTTATTATTAGTGCCTCCTTTAGAAAGAGCTTTCTTGTGGTCAATATCTTTACCCTCTCTTCTGTCGGCTTTACCATTTTTGTTTTTGTCTACGCCTGTTTTGTCCATAGCGTATCTAGCACGTTCACGAGCATTACGTCTTTCTTGCTCATCTTTTCCTCGTTTCTTTTGTTGTACGTATTCTTTTTTATAAGGTCTTGGTTTATTTACGTAAGGCATTTATTATCTCCTTTTTTATAATGTTGTTTAGACCTTGCTTCACTGCCGACTTCTCTGTGTAGCCAAGTGCATATTATGTTAGGGTCAGGAACAAAAATAAATTTATTTGCAAGCAACGTTTCTTGTCGTTTACTCACTTTCCAAAATATCATACTTCGTCTCCCCACACGTCCCAACCCTGTGTTTTTTGTCTAGCAAATAGTTCTATTCTAGGCAAATTACCACATAATTTAACAATATAATCTTTTACTATATCTGGTTTTTTACTGTGTTTTTCAATCGGAGTATCAACCACACTTAAAACACTAGCATCTACTCTTTTTGGTTTACCCTTTACAGAAAGCAAGCAAAGTTCTGGGTTAGATCTCGTCCAGTTTCCCATGCCCATGAACCAACTATCTTTAATTTTATTTTTTTTCACCCAAGTGAACCCACAAGTTTTATACTCAAACCCCCACGCTTTTATAATCTCAAAGACATTTGGTAACTGAGGCATAGTGACCCACATAAAAAGTACGCAATTATTAGCTGTAATATTTTTAACAGGCAAACTACAAATCCACTTATGGTCTTGTACATCATACTTGAAACTAGCGCCTCTTTCACCTGAAGACGCTGTGTCTTTATACTTCCATGGAGGATCAGCATAAATAATTTCGTATTTTTTATTCGGGAGCTTCATATCTCACAACCTCCCGCAGTACAAGCTAACTCCTGCACGCCCTTAACATTGTCATCATCTTCTACTAACTCAGCCCAGTTTATTTTTGTAGGCATCTTAGCTAACATTTCATTGTACTCCTGCTCGGTGCATTCTTCATAGGGAGCTTGTTTGTAAGTCCCACCATCCCAAGGCAAGAAAGATATACCCGATATGTCGTTGAAGTTATTCCATACCCAAGCACCTACATCTAACCACTCATGCTCTTTTACAGAAATAGTTACCGATGGCTTATGTTCACACCAATGTTTCTGATACATCATCCACAATTCCAAGTGGTCAACCGCTGTTAAGTCTTCTCTAACTTTACAACCGTCTGGAGATTTTATCGGAAAGGAAAACACAGCGGTCGAGTCTGGTTTCATTACACAATCTTCCGTTGGTATACCCGCTTCCTTTAAGAAGTGTGTGAGAGGGTCTTTTTTATCTCCACGAACCCTGCGAATATAATGAGGGCTATGTCTAGTATGAATACCACTGGCAGAATTAACAAGCTGACTAACAGTGCCAGAAGGTTTGACACAAGTAATCGCAGTCGATTGAGGGATTCCCAAAAGAACAGATAAGTCAGCGTTTGTTTTAACAGCCGCCTGTTTGAGTTGCTCAAGTTTTTCTTTAGTATCATCGTTAACTTCTGACATCCATTTATTATCTAGTATACCAGTCAACGACACCCCAAGAAGTCTTTCTTCTTCAGTATTCTTTTTCCATACTTTCCGTAAATAGGGGAAGTTTGTAAGTGTGGCTTGCCATGTGCCTAATATAGTAGCTACCTCAACTTTTTCTTTTATAGTTTCAAACGTGTCATCCTCACGCACCACAACTTCTGAAAGATTACAGAACTGGCCGCCTGTTCCTGTAATTGGTTGTCCATTCTTGTCTAACTTACAACCACGCAAAATAATCTCACTGCATGGATTTGTGCCAAAGTCATAATTAATATCTCTTCTACCATTATTAGCAGCTTGTCTCTTAGATGCGTCTCTAGAAAATATACCTCGTTCTCCAGAATGACTGTTATATAAACTTGTCCACTCATGTAAGAACAAACTTACATCAGGTTTCTCTTCATATATAGCTGAATTATTAGCCAACGCTCTTTGACCGTTTTGCTCCCACCATGCGCCTGACTTACACTCTCTCATTCTTGAATCTTCTAAATCAGACAGGGAAATCATAGCTGATCTACGCACACCGCCGACCACAACAATCTGACCTACCATACACATTATGTCGTGACACTCTATAGAAGAAAGTTTTCTCCCACAGGCTTGTTTGAACTTGTTGATGGTAAATTTAAATAATTCTTCTAGTGGGGCAGGACCACTTGCCCTACCTCCAAAGGTTTTTAGTTTTGCCCCTGCTGGTCGCACTTTAGATAAGTTCCATTTAGGTATTTCACCAGAATATAATAAAGCAATAAGTTGCCTCAAACTCTTAGCCCAACCTTCTTTACTGTCGGACACAGATATAGTAGTGTCTGATTCAAACATTTTCTCAGGTATCTCAGGAAGTTTTTGTATGTATTTTTGTTCTACAGAAAAGCCGACTCCTGTACCGCACAATAGGATATACATAGCTTCGTCAAAAGCTTTGGGGTCGTCAATCGGTAAATAAGAACAGTTATATCCTGCTGTGTTATCTCGTGCCAACGCTTTACCTGCTGTCATTATGGCTCGCATACTCGGCATAACTTCTAGGTTACATATTGCTTCATGCACTCTAAACTTAGTAGGCGTATCTACTACATGTCCATACTCGGCTTCTAGGTGGCTTACCATAAAATCCATATATCTACTTACAGACTCATGCCAATCTTCTCTGCGGTTTTCTTCAGGTAAATATCTTGCGTAACGACTCTTGGCGATGAATTGACTATAACTATCCATTAGTTCCCTTTCATTTCTTTTATCAATCGGTTTAAATACCACAATGCTTTTTCTAAATCTTGCAACGTGTTCTCTTTCTCTTCTGCTCTACTTAAATATTTCATTGCGTTTAATCGTAAATAAGTCTGAAACCCATGAGGTGTAGACTTTGCTTTTAGATACTCTATGGTCTCCATACCACCTTTCATATAATGCTCTGGATGGTTGACCATATCTTTACTTTTTCTCACTACACGTACCCCCCATTGTGTTCACAATCTGTTACAGGACAATAATTCCTACAAGTAAAGTTAGGCACCGGATTCCACACATCTGTTTCGTATGCCTTATCTAGTCTTTCTACATCAAACTTAAAATTATCAGCTAGAGAGTCTATTTGGTTTCTTACATAGTTCGTCTTTACCAAGTCTTTAGACACCACGAACAATAGTCCTGCTTTTATGTAGTTAACTTTTGGGAAGTGTTTGAACGTGGCAACAGACAGTATTTGTAGCTGTTTAACATCAGCGTAACGTGAGCTTTTGCCTGTTTTGTAATCTATTACATAAGCTGTGTCGTTGTGGTGAACTATTAAATCGGCTATACCTCTCCACCAATAGTTTTTATCTTTAAACCCACAGGGTTCTAAATCTTTAGTCAAACCCATCTCATGCTCGCAAAGCTTCTCTCCCTCTAGCTTTTTTAAAATGTTTAGGTAAGGTTCTAAATAGCGGAACTTTTCTGGAATTACGGTGTCCTGACGTACATAGTCTTCTGCCACTTTGTGCGCTTCTTTTCCGTACATTAGGGCTGTGTTGTCTTCCTGCTTTATATCTTTTACCACCCTAAGCCTGTGATACTTTCTAGGGCACTGTTTAAATAAAGACAACGATGAATAAGACCATTTAGCCATAAGATTTCCCATATTCTGTTTCACAATCTAGCGGTAGGTCTTGACACCAATCTGGTCTCCACTTCATACATTTTGTAACGTATGCCGCCGCCTCTTCAGCTTCCTCTTCTCGTGCAATACATGCTACAGCGTCATGTACTGTTAAAACAACTTTATATTTTTTAGCCACCTTTAACATTTGCTCGCCTATTACGCATTTAGCTACAGCTTGACATATGTTCTCGACTACTTTCCCACCATAAATGTTTATTCTGTCCTTCCTACTTCTATAAGAAAAGTAGTATTCTCCATTAGGGTTTTGTTCTTTTTTAAGGTCTGGATACTTTAGTTGCAAACCGTTAGGTAAATCGAACCCTATGTTGGGGATAACCCCTAAAGCCTGTTTTTTATGTGTCACCTCTGTGTATAGACCCTTTATTATGGCTTCTAGACCTGCTTGCGCTTTTCTCCAGAAGTTAGGTATGGCAGAATATACCCTTCTGTAAGTATGAATAATTTTCTTACACTCTTCGACATCTAAATCTTTACCGAAAGTCTTTAATTGTATACTAAATTTCTTCGCACCCATACCATAACCGCAACCCAATATTGTCGTTTTGCCTACGAAGCGTTCCTCACTTGTTATGTCTTCTATTGGCCTGTTATATATTTTAGAAGCCATTATCTTATATACATCATCCCCATTTGCAAAGGCCTCTACCAAGTCATTCTGACCCGCCAACCAAGCCAATACCCTAGCTTCTATCTGTGAAGAGTCGGAGTTGACGATAACAAAACCCCCTGGGGCCTGGATAGATTCTTTCAACACAGACTTCCTTGGAATATTTTGCAGATTTACATTATCAGAGCCGCCCCATCTTCCTGTGTGAGCCGCATAGTATTTTAAAGGGACTGGGAGACTACCCCTGTTGCCTATCTCTATAAACCTTTGTGTTCGAGTTTCTTCTAAAGTAGATTTTGTACCAAGCCTAGCCGCAACTAGCGTCTGCACTTTTTCGTCAGGGTGTTCTTGTAGCTTTTTGAACCCTTCGTCGGTCTTAGAGAAAGCGAATGTCTCCTTACCTGTTCGTGGGCTAATTTTCATTGGAGGTTCAACGCCTAGTGACTTCAGCTTCTCAGCAAACTTAGGGTTAGACATCAATGTTTCTTTATCTGCTGTACAAGACTCAAGTAGTTTTTCTTTCTGCAGCACGACATTCTCTAAGTGGTTCTCAAGCATAGCAAGGTTAAACTCAAGCACGGGACTAGCAAACATGTCTATAGTCAAGTCAATTAGCCTAAACTCAACCGCAGGGAACCTCTCGCTCATTATCTCAAAAAGTTTTTTAGTCAGCCGCACATCTTGTTTACAGTACTCAGCATATCTGGCTAACTCATCTTCTCTGAAATCTACTAATCGCTTACCGATTGCGTTTTCGACTTCGGTTCCTTTTTGTCCGATGTTATAGTAGTCGGATAATTTTTTGAGGCTTCCTCCAACCTCCGTACCATGCAAAGCCCTTGCCATGCTAAGAGTGTCAAGCCACCCCCTAGGACGAACACCAAATTTCCAAGAAAGGATAGCGGCATCAAACATAGTGTTGTGAGCGAGACAAAAACTCTCCTTCCAGTTATATGACAAGAGTATTCTTTTAAGATCTTCAAATCCTCCTGTGTGCCATTCTTCTTCTCCGTCTCCTTGCTTGATACAAAACCCAATGACTTCAAATCTTTCATCTCGCACGTACTCCTCTGTAGTTAGTTTAGAAAGTGAATATTTCTTGTCGTAGTAAGTCTCAAAATCAATTGTAATTATTTGCATTAATTGCCCATGTTTCTTACAGTTGTTAAGTCGCCCTCAAATGCGTGGGTGCCTATGTGTTTTAAATGAATGTTAAGGTCTACAAAAATCTTACCGCCATGCTTTGCCCACAACTCACAGAAGTGGTAGTCCTCAGATAGCAGTGCACCTGTATTATCTATACTTGTGTCAAAGTATTGTCTTACGAGTGGTTTTATATATTTACCAGTTGGGTCTTGAAGTGTTGACGACCTATACTCTGGCACGTGTTGTTCAAGCTTTTCAAATACTTCTCGTTTAATTAACATAAAACCTGTACCCGCATGACGTACTTCTAGTAAACCTCTGTTGTCTAGTTCTACTTTTGTTTTGCCATGAGGTAGGTTAAGTACAAATTGCGATGCGTAATAACTTAAATCCTTTCTGTTCATCTGAACAGCGTGCCGAACTCTATCCCAATCAATTTCTTTCTTAGGATACAAAGCGCAAACTACATCTCTATCTGCATCGAGTAGTCTGCCTACAGCGTCGGCTTCAAAATACATATCTGCATCAATAAACATCAAATGTGTGCAGTCAGTGTTTTTTAAGAACATTCTCACTAACTCGTTTCTCGCTCTCGTAATTAAAGACTCGTTCATCAAGTTGGCAAGGAACGCTTCTACTTTTCGTTCTCTTAAATTATTTATAGTGTTTATTGTTGCGATTGTATAATGTCCTGTACACATGCCGCCGTACATGGGCGTGGCTATAAGGATTGACTGTTTCTTTGTTTGTTCTCCTATATTTACACCAATATCAGAAACATAATCTCCAATAGTAAACGGTTTATTTTCTATCACTGCTACCTCCTCGTTCCAAAAACTGTGCCTTTATCAGCATAGAGAAATAAGCACATCGCTTCTTTTTGTTGAAAGGTGAAATCGTCAAAAGTTGCGTCGTTCCTGCCTAACACGTAACCATCGTCCTTACCAACTGTGTAAGCTTCAGTCCACAAATCGAACATACTGTCATCATAGTTTTTTAACCAAAGCCAAGCAAACCAAGCACCTAATATAAAAGCTATTACGATTTTCATAGCAACGCATCCTCCAAACTAGCCAACATTCTTTTGAGGCTGTCACTTCTAGATTTAGCTTTTTTTCTTTCCTGCTTTTTCCGTAGTTTGTTTACATAGTCGGGGTCAATTTGTTGTAAAAGTTCTAACTCGAACTGGGTTTCTTCATTCTTGTTTTTTTCCTCATGCGAGAACTGGTCAGACATTTTTCCACCTCATCTAAGTTTTTTTCGTTTATTATTAAAGCCTCTCCGCCCGCAAACTTTATTTTCTCAAGTTCCCTTATTTGAAGAGCGGTGCACCTGCCTTTACCTGCTTTACACTCGATAGCTAAAAACTTACCATCGGCACAACAAATAATGTCAGGAACCCCCGACCTACCGTAACCACCTGTTTGGGGGCTAAAATGGTAGACACCATAAAAGTCTAGGAGTTCCTTAACTTTTTTCTTTACTTTAGCTTCTGGAGTCATCGC